TACTGGAACAACCACAGATGATCTTGATATTACTACTTTTACAAGCGGTCCTCGTGGCACGTTTAATCAGCAGGGTGATGGCACAAATGGAACAAACGGTGTACGATATAGTGGCGATAATGCTAATGGTGCAGGATCTGCAGGAGGTGCATCTTTTGTTAATTTAGCAGGAACTGCAGGATCAGGTGGTGCTGCAGGTAATGGTGGTGCTCCAGAACCAGCGCAAACTGGTGGCTCTGGCTCTCAAGGTGGAGGTGGAGGCGGTGGAGGAACCGAGCAAGGCGCTCCTGGTGGTTCAGGTGGCGATGGTTTGGTAGAATTTAGATTTTTGAGAATATAATGCCTTTAACAAAATTAAATTTTAAACCAGGTATTGATAAACAGAACACTGAATACGGTGCGGAAGGACGTTGGATAGATGCAGACAACGTAAGATTTCATTATGGTCTACCACAAAAAGTGGGTGGTTGGCAGAAACTTGTTAATGATACAATCATCGGAGTCGCAAGAGATATTCATGCATGGACATCTTTAGACGGTGTAAGGTACACGGCTCTCGGAACAGATAGAAAATTTTATATATACACAGAGGGTACCATTGCTGATGTTACCCCTATTAGAAAAACAACAAGCAGTATATCAAACCCTTTTACAACCAATGGAACTAATAACGTTACTGTAACAGATACTGGACACCAAGCTTCTATAGGTGATTTTGTAACCTTTGATTCTTTTTCTGCAATAGATGGACTTGATATGAATGCAGAGTTTGAGATTACATCTATTACAAACTCTAATAGTTATGTTGTAACACAAACTAGTAATGCTTCTGGATCAACATCTGGAGGTGGTGGAACTGGTAATATTAATTATCAAATAAGTATAGGACCAGATGCTTCTGTATATGGTTATGGTTGGGGTATTGGCACATGGAACACAAGCACATGGAACACGCCTAGATCAACATCGACAGTTACACTAGATGGTAGAAACTGGAGCTTTGATAATTTTGGTGAGGATTTAATTGCTACTGTACACAAAGGTGGCACATTTAGATGGGATACATCTGCAGGATTAAATACAAGAGCGACTGTTATTACACAAGCACCTACAAATTCAAGATTTAATTTAGTGTCAATGCCAGATAGACACATATTTTTATTTGGCACAGAAACAACCATTGCAGATAGCACTACACAAGATGATTTATTTTTACGATTCTCTTCTCAAGAAGACTTTACAACATGGACACCAACGGCAACAAATACTGCAGGATCTTTTCGTATACAAGATGGGTCAAAAATAGTAGCTGCAGTTAGATCTAGAAATGCTGTTCTTGTATGGACAGATAATTCACTGCATGCTCTACAATTTGTAGGGGCTCCTTTTACTTTTTCACTTGTGCAATTAGGTGCTAACTGTGGCGCTGTTGGTGTGCACTCAGCCGTAGATATCAACGGTGTAGCATATTGGATGTCTCAGAATGCTTTCTATCTCTATGATGGTACAGTTAAAAAATTACCATGTAGCGTACAAGATTATGTGTTTGAAGATTTTAGTATTGCTAATTATGCAGAAACATATGCAGGTATTAATTCTGAATTTAATGAAATAACATGGTTTTATCCTTCGGCAGGTTCTACACAAATAGACAGAGCTGTAAGCTATAATTACTTAGAAAAAACTTGGTACACATCTAACTTAGCAAGAACCACTTGGTCTGATTACGGTGTATATCAACAACCTTATGCAACAAAATATTTTCCTAGTAATACTGCAACGACGCCAACAGTGATTGGTTTAACAGCGGGTGCTTCAACATTTTATGAACACGAAGTAGGTTTTGATGATGATGGTTCAGCTATGACTGCATTCATAACATCAGGTGATTTTGACATACAAGATGGTCAACAAATGTTATCTGTAAGCAGGGGTATACCAGATTTTAAAGATCAGGTAGGAGATGCTACAATAAAATTAGGTTTTAAATCATTTCCTTCACAAACAGCAACTGATATATCAAGAACAATAACAACAAATACTACTAAATTTGATCTACGTGGTAGAGGTAGACAGGCGAATGTAGATATACGAAGCACCGATGTAGGTGCTAATTGGCGTTATGGTACGCTTAGACTAGATGTAAAACCAGATGGAGGTAGATAATGGCTAAAATTGCAACAACTAGATTACCAGATTCAACACCTGAATATGAAGCATCACAATTTGATGCACTAATTCGTGTGCTTGAACAGATTACACAACAATTAAACTTTGGATTTCAACAAGATATAAAAGACGAATCTACAGCAAGGAGTTTCTTCCTTGGCTGATCAATTTAAAAGTTTTTCTAAGACTGCTACAGGGTCTAATACAGCGGTTTATACGGTGCCTACAGCTAATGAAGGTGCTGTGCCACCTGTATTACCAACTACAGCCATAGTAAAAAGCATTAGATTGTCTAATCAAACAGGTGGTGCGGTAACGACAACGGTAGCTGTTCTAGATTATGATGCTAGTTCACCTCTAGAAATAGAATTATATAAAGATAGTTTAGCAGATGGGGCAGAAACAGAAGTGCTTACACATCCTGTTGTTTTAGAGCAACAAGATGCTGTTAAAATATTAGGAAATGGTGTAAAAATACTAGTTAGTTTAATGGAGATCACATAATGTCAGAAGAAAATATTGGTAAAAAAGTACAAGACGCCGAACAAATCGGTACTGAAAAAGTTGGTGATAAGGAAATACCAATATTAAAGCCAGAAGTTTATGTAAAAATTTATTGTTCTAATTGTAAAGCAGAAGTTGATGAAGAAGAAAAAGCTACTGGCAATTGTAACGACTGTGGTAAACCTTGGGCCGAATCAAAGGCCAAAGATGTTACCATACGTGTCGTTAAAATGCCTGAAGTGTTTGGTGATGGAGGAGAACTTTAGTTCTTACAATCACAGTCATCGCAACAATGTTGCTCTGAATCTTTGATATGTCTTTCAACGTCCCTTTCCATAGCTAATAGTCGTTCATGATATTTGCTCACCTTATCTGCAAGGTAGGCAATGGCTTTATTTATGTCTTCGTTTTCCATATTTGCTCCTGTGATTGTTAATTTTGGTGAGAACCTAATGTAAACATATTTTATTTCAAATCAACAGAACTTTTTAAAATTGTTTTCTTGACAATTAGTGTGACTCAGAATAACCGACGTGCAAATACTCTATCTTTGTTACCCAACCTTTTGGTATTGCTATCGCACCACCACCATGATTATCATCTTTATCCGTGCACCAAGATCGCATAACAACAACCTTTTCTTTAGTGTTTACAACCATGTATCCTACTTCTTGACACACGGCTAACGGTGCATTAGTTATGTCTTTTATAGGCAACCAACCAGTTTCCATATCACGAGCGTCTAACCACGTTACACGGACCATAGGAACCTTTGTAATATCGAAGCTCATTTGTAGTTGCACAATACTAGAAATTTGCCTATAATTATACGATTAATTAGGCTTATTTCACAAGGCCAGCCTCCTTGCACTATTTAACAATCATGATTTGCAAAAGGAGAACATGCTAAAAAAGATTTTTAAGTCCGCTAAGAAATTAGTACAAAAAGCAGCGCCTGTAATAGGAGCTGGATTAGGATATCTTTATGGTGGACCAGCATTAGGTGGAGCATTAGGCTCTGGTTTAGGTGCAGGTATAGGTAGTTTAGTAGGAGGTAGAAGTCCTCAAGAATCTTTGCGTAACGCTTTATTAGGTGGAGCTGCAGGATTTGGTGCTACTAAATTTTTAGGCATGACACCAGGCGCAGGTCTCAGTGGTTTGTTAGGTAGGACAGCTCCTATATTAGGAACAGGAACAACTGGTGGAGCTGCAAGTTCTGGATTGATACCAGGAACTGCTGGTAAACTAACAGTAAAAGCACCTCAAGGATTAAATGCCATTAAAAAAGCTGCGGCATTTGTAAAAGCAAGACCACTAACAAGTGCTGCTATTTTAGCAGGAACTGCTGGTTTAATGGGTAGCGAGCAAGAGCAAAAAGATTCAGAGATGATGCCAGGTGTATTTGGAACTGTAGATCCCTTTAAACAATTAGGTGCAGCAACTACTATGCCTGTAACAACGATTCCATTTTCACAGTATGGTCCTAATCTAATTAATAGAAGAGACGGTGGTATTATTGGTTTATCTGAAGGTGGTAACTTTCCAAGAAAAAATGGTAAGATAGCAGGACCAGGAACCGAGACTAGTGATGAAATACCTGCAATGTTAAGTGATGGAGAATTTGTTGTTAATGCAAGAACAGTCAGAGGATTAGGACAAGCAATGGGTGGTAAAGGTAAACAAGATACTAGAGACAGAGGATCAAAATTCTTGTATAGTCTGCAAGAGAAATACGGAGGCAAGAGATAATGAGTACAACCACTCAAATACAAAGACAACCAGAGTATATTGAAAAAAGAGCCGAACAGCTTTTAGCTTCTGTATTTGGTGACCCAAGTGCAACAAGACGAGCTGGTGAAAGTGATGCTGATTTTAACTTACGTAAGTTTGGTAGAGCAGGAATATCACAAGCTATACCAGCATTTCAATTTGCAGGGTTCACGCCTCAACAACAACAAGCATTTGGTTTAGCAAGTCAAAATGTAGGAGCATTTCAACCTGCATTACAGAAAGGAATGTCAACAGCAGACTTAGGAGTTGCTGGTTTAATTGGTGGAACACAAGCTTTTCAGCCATCACAGGCACAAGCTTTCATGGACCCGTACCAACAGAATGTTACACAACAAGCTTTAGCAGAATTAGATAGACAAGGAGCTCAAGCTAGAAATAGATTAGCAGGACAAGCAACAAGAGCAGGAGTATTTGGTGGTTCTAGATTTGGTGTACAAGAAGCAGAACTAGATCGTAATTTACAAGACATAAAATCAAGAAGAATATTTGAAGACTTATCACGAAATTTTCAACAAGCACAACGTGCTGCAATGGGTGCACAAGAAGCACAACAAAGAAGACAATTAATGGCTGGTCAACAGTTAGGTAATCTTGGTAGAGTACAAGCTGGACTTGGCGCTCTCGGTCAACAACTAGGACAACAAGATATACAGTCACTTCTAGGTGTTGGTGGTATGCAACAACAACTTGGCCAAGCACAATTAGAAGCACAAAGACAACAACAACTCATGGCACAACGTGAGCCGTTTACAAGGCTTGGTTTTGCTAGTGATATACTACGAGGCACACCTAGTGGTGGTATCTCTTACATACAAGAACCTAGCACTAGTCCATTTGCTCAAGCACTTGGTTTAGGTATTGCAGGACTTGGCGCTCTTGGTCAGTTTGGTCAAGGCTTTGGTGGAGTAAAAGATGCTTTTAGTGGTATAGGAAACATTTTTAGCTAATGCCAATCATAGCAGCATTACCGTATTTAGGAACCGCTGGTCTTGCAGCATTGAGATTTGCACCCAGTATAGTTAGAGCAGGAAGCAGATTAATACCACAAGGAATAAGGAAACAAGGAACGGCCGTTGTTCCATACACAGGAGGTGGACTGCCTGCTGTCGTAGGTGGTGGCGCCAGAGTAGGTGGTGGTAGTGTTCCTTCTGCAGGTGGAGGTGTAGCAGCGGGTGGATCAAGTATATTTAGAGGTTCTTCTTTAGGGCCTATAACCACTGCAGGTACTTTAATGAGTCTTCCATACATGATAGGAAATGAACAACAAACTACTTCAGACCAAGGTGGTGGTGGAATAACTGACGAACAAAGAAAAAGAGATGCTGAAGATGAACAAACAGGAGTTGGTAAAAAAAGAGATGATGAAACAAAGCCTACCATAGACGATATTAACAAAGGAGATCTAGATGATTATATATCTAAAAATATAGGTTTATTTGAAAAGTATTTAGGTGATGGAAAAGAAAAGACAAAAGCTGCAGGTTTTCAAGCATTAACAGAATTTGGTTTAAATTTAGCCATGGCAAGAGGAGGTAATTTAATTGATAAAATTGCTCGTGCCGCTAAAGATCCATTAAAAACTTTTGCTGAAATAGGAAAGGCAGCAATGAATAGAGCTGATAAAATTAAGATGGCCGCTATCGAAACAGGTATTCAACAAAGTGAAGCTGCAAAAGATAGAGCTGAGACAGATAAACCTGATGATATCAAAACTTTAGAATATTTTTTAAGTATTCCTGGATTAAAAGACAAACCAATTGAAGAATTAATTAGACTATCTAAATCAAAAGCTACCATGTCAGATGATGACTTTAGAAAAGAATTAATTTTATCACTAACTCCTCAAATTGGAACAACTATAACTGCAGAACAATTACCAGGAATTGTAGATAATGTTGTTGCTCTTGCAAATATTGGAGAGGGTGGAGGTACAACTGGAACTGGTTTATCCATACAAGAACAAGTAGATCTTGCAAAAGAACAAGGTGCAAGTAACGATGCAATTAGAGAATCATTAATAAAAAGAGGTTATAATCCAGCAGACTATGGATTCTAAAAATGGTAAATGTAATATTACAAGATCTTGGTTTAGAGAAAAAAGAAGATAATAAACTTTTTACTTCAGGAAATGTAATATTACAAGATCTTGGTTTAGAAAAAGAAACAATACCGATAGGCACAACCAAAGGACAAAACAAAAGTAAAGACACAGGTTTAATTCAATCAGGTCTTGCAGGCATAGGATCAGGTGCTTTTAAAGCGGCAGAGGGTATAGTGTCCACTGGTGCGCTACTCTTAGATTTAGGCTCTC